AGCGTGCCAATCGGCACATAGCGCGCGTACTCATGCGCCGCCCGGCCCGGCTTAAAGCGCGTCTCGGCGCTGCGCCCGCCCGCCTGCCAGCCCTTCAGGCCCTTGTTTTTCGGAACAAAGCCCTGCTGGAACCGCGTCGGGATGGCCGCCATGAACTCAGCCGACTTTTTCAGTCCAAGCTTCACCGCCCGCCCGCTGATAGCCGGGGCCGTGCGCCCCATCAGGCCCGCCAGCGTGTTGTTCGGCGTGTTTGGGTACATGGCCACCAGCGTGGCATCGTCAAAATCCGACCATGGCCGATGATCCGGCCTCGAGGGCAAGCGCTTCATTTGGCGGCCCCTTCGGCGGAGCTGATCTCGATCAGCTTGTCGATGTAGTGCCGCGCTTTGCGCAGATCATCGAGCCCGCCCTTCTGCTGCCAGCGGCTCAGGTACTTGATGGCGTTGCCCTCGAAGTAGCCGATGCCATTGGCCGCGATGTAGTCCCAAGGCTGTATCGCTTTTTTGCGATAGTGGTCGCCCGAGATTTGAGTGTCGTTTGCGCTCATGCGTCAGTCCTGTGGTGTGGTGGTTTCGGTGCGCAGCGCCACCCGGCGCGGCGTGGTGGATTTGCGGTGCGCGGCGCGCATGGCTGCAGCCTTGCGGCGGATCAGCGGCCCCCAGCCAGCGTGCGCCATCGCCTCGGCCAGCGCCATGCGCTGCAGGTGCGGCGGGCTGCACGGCGCCAGCTGGGCCAGCGCTTCGGCGTGGGTGTGGCTCATGTACAGCCCTTGCAATCAGCGCCACCAAAAGGGAGGGTTGCGCGCCTGATGGCTTGCGCCGCATTGCGGCATGCGCGGTCAAATTCTTCGGCAATCGCTGCGTCTTCCGGCTGCTCGACGCAGCTGACCAGATCAGCCAGCGATGCAAGCGCCCTCAGCAAATCCGGCGCCGCTGCGATCAATCGAGCGTTGGCGCGCATGGTGGCTTCGGCCACGTCTGCCGTGTAGTACACGTCGGCAATCTCGCCTACGCTGGAGCCGATGCGGATGGGTTTAGGGCATTTCGCATCAGGGAATATGGGCAGTTTTTGGCTGTCAACGTGCGCGGCCACCCAAGGGCCGGGGGTGATGTGGCGGGCTTCGCTCATTTCGAGGCTCCATTGGTTGCCTTGGCAATGGCTGCCTTGGCGGCGGTCACGAAGTGCTCTGGCGCGTAGCTGTCGCTGCTGTCGGGCTTGCCTGGGCCGTCAAGCTCGGCCACCAGTGCCTGCAGGGCGGCGAACAGATCGGGTGCGGCGGCAGTGAGGCGGGCGTTGGCCACCCTTTCGACGTTTCTTGGGCCATCGACATACGCGACGTGCAAGCCTTCCGCATTAATCCAGATGCGGAATTGATCTGGGCTGAGCAAGTGCTGATCTTCTTCCTCGGCCTGCCACGGCCCCGGTGTGTGCGCGCTCATTTGGCTTCTCCTGCTGGTGTGGTGTGGGTGTGCTGCTGTAGATCGGCGGTGGAGAAGCAGATGGAGATCATAGCAGCTTGGGCTTTTTTTGCCGCGCTTGTCGGCTACATGGCGGCCACGTTCAACCGCAGTGGCTTGCTGTACTTCGTGCTTTCGCTGATCTTGTCGCCTGTGGTTGGCCTCATCGTGCTGCTGATCTCAGGCAAAAAAACCGACAAGCCCACGCCGGCCACGCATGTAAAGTGCCCCGAATGCCGCGAACTGGTGCTCAAAGACGCCAGCAAGTGCAAGCATTGCGGCTGCGCGCTGGTGCCGCAGTAGGCGATAGCAGCTAGGCAGCCCGCTGGGTGGGCGCGTGCGGTGGCCTGCCGCGCCGCAGCGGCTTCGCATTGCCTGCTGGTGCTTCCGCCTCTGGCCTAGCGGGCTCTGCCGCCGGCTGGGCCAGCGCCGCCACTAGGCGCAGCACCGTTGACCATTGATCTTCTGGCAGGCTCTCCATCAGAGCCATAACCCGCGTGCGCGGGTCTTCTTTTGCCTGCATCTCGCTGTATGTGGGCGCGTTGTCCATCCAGCCACGGGGCAGCGCCAGCCTTTCCTCGATCTCGCGGGCCATCGTGTCGCCCATGTTGTATGTCTTTCCGCCGCGGTCGTGCCGCACGTTGGCGTTGAGGACGCGCGTCAGCCTTGCGGTTTCGCTTCTGGCGTAGCCCAGCATCTGGCAGAGGTTCGCGGCCCCGCCGTGCTTGTCGGCGAGCATTTTCAGCTTGGTTCGCCGGATTTCTTCGCAGGTTTGCATGGCTGTGGATTGCACCAAAGAAACGGTAGAAAAAAAATTCCCCAAGGGGCTTGACATACATTCCCCATTGGGAAGTACAATGGCCGCATGAACACCTTGAAAGACTGGCTCGACCAAGAATCTGGCAGGGCGGCTTCGCTGGCTAGGCGCCTCAACGTTGTGCCTTCCTTCGTGCACAAAATGGCCATGGGCGAAAAGCCCGTGCCGGTGCAGCGCATGGCCGCCATCGAGGCCTTCACCGGCGGCGCAGTCACTCGCCAGTCCTTACGCCCCCACGACTGGCAACAAATCTGGCCCGAGCTGGCCGCCACCGAGGCCTCCCATGACCAGCAATAACCCCGACCGCATCGAGCTGCGCGTTGAGCTGCCCAGCGTCGATGTGTCCGTGCTCGACGGCTACTGCAACGCCACAGGCCGCTCCCGCGCCGAGGTAGTGCGTGGCATCCTTTGCGAGTGGTCTTTGGCGCGTGTTCATGAGGCAAAGGTAATCTGCCGCGTGGCTGGTGTAAATCCGTTCGACGCGGAACCAGGTAGGAAATGACCGCCGCAGCCGCCGCCACCGCTCGCCGCCCACTCACTCTGCGCGAGGCCGAGGCCATGCTGCAGTACGTCGATGGCGCCGAAGACCGCGAAACGTGGCTGGCCGTGGGCATGGCCCTCAAGTCGGAATTCGGCCCCGACGCCCTCGACCTGTGGGACCGCTGGAGCAGCGCCGCCGCCAACTACGACACCCGGGCCGTGGCCGCCTGCTGGCGCGGCTTCAAATCATCGAGCACCGGCGGCTACAGCGCAGGCACCCTCATCAAGTTTGCCAAGGACGGCGGCTACCGCCCCAGCGCCGCCGCTGCGCCCACGCCCGGCGAGCTCACCGAGCTGGCCCGCCGCCGCGCCCAGCGCGCCCACAAAGCCGCCACCGAAAATGCCCAGCGCGAGGCCAGCGCCGCCACCGCCATGCAGCGCGCCCTCGAGTCGTGGCAGCAAGCCAGCCGCGAGGGCTCCAGCCCCTACTGCGCCCGCAAGCTCGTCGAGCGGCCCGAATCGGTGCGCTTCACCCCCGGCGGCGGCATCGTCATCCCCATGATCCGCTACGACCTCCCGCGCCACCTCGCGCTCAAGGGCGTGCAGACCATCGCCCCCGATGGCGCCAAGAAGTTCACGTTCGGCATGGAAAAAAGCGGCACCGCCTGCCGCCTCGGGCTGGCCGTGGTCGGCGAGCCCGTTTTCATCTGCGAGGGCTGGGCCACCGGCGCCAGCATCCGCGCCGCCATGGGCTACCGCCTGCCCGTGTTCGTGGCCTTCGACGCCTACAACCTGCCCCTGGTGGCGCAGTACGTGCACCAAGCGCTGCCCGGCAGCCCGCTCATCATCTGCGCCGACGACGACCACGCCACCAAGCGCGACGGCTGGCCGTGGAACGTGGGCCGCATCCAAGCGCAGGTGGCCATGGATGGCGTCATGGACGCCGGCGCCAAGCTCGTCTGCCGCAGCTACCCCGTGTTCGACGCCGCCACCCCGCGCACCGACAAAGACACCGATTTCAACGACCTGCACCGCCTCGAGGGCCTACCCGCCGTCACCGAGGCCATGGAGCTGGCAATCGAGGCCCTCGAGCTCATCAAAAGCTATGGCTAAGCCCCACATCTACCACCTGCCCGACGACATGGACGACAGCGACGACTCTGGCGCGGCCACCACACCACCTAGGGGCGGGGCACCGCTCGGCGCGCGCCGCGAGAAGCGCAAAAAAAAGGTGGACATGGGCAAGCTGCAGACGCTGTTCAAGAGCTTCGTCTACCAGTACGGCAGCAACATCGCGTGGGACACCAGCAACCGCATCGCCATCCTCATCAGTAACCTGCGCCATACTTTTGGCCACGACGAGGTGCGCATGTGGCTGGGCAGCGAAAGGCGCCGCGACGTCATGCCCGATCAGGTCGTGTTCGACCCCACCGGCGCCTGCGGGCCTGCCGCCGTCAACCTGTTCGGCGGGCTCGACATGGTGCCCATGCCCGGCAACGTGCGCCCCATCCTCGACCTGCTCGAGCACCTCTGCGGCCAAGACGAAGACATCTACAGCTGGGTGCTCGATTGGTGCGCTTACCCGCTGCAGCACTTGGGCGCCAAGCTGCCCAGCGCCGTCATCATGCACGGCGACGAGGGCAGCGGCAAAAACCTGTTCTGGGAGTGCTACGCCAGCCTCTACGGCGAATACGCCAAGGTCGTGGGGCAAGACCAGCTCGAGGATAAGTTCAACGACTGGATCAGCAAAACCTGCTTCGTGATCGGCGACGAGGTGCTCAGCCGCCAAGAGATGCGCCACCTCAAGGGCAAGCTCAAGGCCATGATCTCGGGCAAAACAATCCAGATCAACACCAAGATGATGCCCGTGCGCAGCGAGCGCAACCACGTCAACATGGTGTTCCTGAGCAACGAGATCCAGCCCAACGCCATCGACTCATCCGACCGCCGCTATCTGGTCGTTTGGACGCCGCCCAAGCTCGAGCGTGCCTTTTACCAGCAGGTGGCCGACTGCATGGCCAGCGGCGGGCGCGAGGCATTCATGCACTTTTTGCTGCAGCGCGACCTGGCGCACTTCGACCCCTACGCGCCGCCGCCCGAGACGGTGGCCAAGGACAACCTCAAAGACCTGGGGCGCCCCACTCCTGAGCGGTTTTGGCTCGCATGGAAGCGCGATGAGCTGCCGGTGCCATACCACAGCTGCAGCGCCGAGCAGGCCTACCAGATCTACCGCAAGTGGTGCAGCGCCGAGGGTGAGAAGTGGCCGGTCACCAAAAATTGGTTTGGGCGTATGGTCTCGCGCGTGGCTGGTGACGCGCTAATTGTGCGTCAAATTCGCGTGCATTTGGGCCAAGTTTGCCGCGTTTGGATGGTCGCCCCACCCCCCGAAGGCGTTGATGTGGGCCTGTGGGCTGAGCAAGCGATCGCCGCTTTTGACAACAAAATCAAAGACTGGCGGGTAGGCGAATGAAAAACGTGGCGCCAGGTATCAGTACCAACAGTTACGGCATAAGGCGAAATGCCGGTACAGAAAAGCCCAATCAAAACAACGCTGTAACGGCATCACGGGCAGTTACGGCATTTCCCTATATATACATGCGTGCGCCCGCGCACATACACATCACGAAAAATGCCGTAACTGCCCGTGATGCCGTTACAAAGATGATTTTAAAAGGGTTTTTTGTACCGGCATCCAACCCTAATGCCGTAACTGCCGGTACAAACCCATGAAGCTCAGCATCCAGACCGAGTTCCCGCAGGTGAAGCAGCGCCTCGAGCGCCTGCGTGCCGATGTGGCCGACAAAGCGCTGGCCATGGCGATCAACCGCACCATGGATCAAGCCCGCACGGCCATGGTGCGCCAGATCACGCGCGCCTACAACGTCAAGGCTGGGTTTGTGCGCCAGCGGCTGGCGATCAGCCGCGTGACGTTCAAGAGCGGCAGCATGGCATTCACAGCGAGCCTCACAGGCACTGGCAAGCGCTCGGCCAACATGATTGCCTTCGTGGCCCGCAAAGCGCCCAACAATGGCCGCCGTGGCGGCCCGCAGCTCGGGTTTCGCATCCGCAGGGGCGGGCCTATCACCCGCGTGACCAGCGCCTTCATCGGCAACAAGGGCCGCACGGTGTTTGCGCGCACTGGCGACGCACGACTGCCCATTCGGGCGCTGCGCACCATCGACGTGCCCCAGATGTTCAACCAGCGCGAGATCAACGCCGCCGTGGTGCAGGTCATCCATGACCGCTTCCAGGCGGTGTTCGAGCAGCAAGTGAGGTTCTATGCCAGCCGCGCCCGCTGACGCCGCCGCGCTGGCCGCCGCCGCCGCCTCCCCCCGGGTTGGTTCCCCCTGTGGCAGGCTGGAACGGGTGCGAAACGATCGCGAGATTCCGCTAGTGGCTCAAATCTGAAACGGCTAAAGGTGCGAGCATGTCAGTAAAGCCGCTGACTCAAGCCGCTTTAGCCAAGGCGCTAGGGCTCACCGAAGGCCGCGTTTCGCAGCTCAAAACGCTCGGAATGCCGCTGAGCTCGGTCGAGGCGGCGCAGGCCTGGCGCGAGCAGCAGCAAAACGTGGCCGCGCGCAAGCCGC